GGAAAGGCAAACAGACAACTCTCCTTTTATTACGGCATACAATACCCCAGTCCGAGAAGGTATCGTGGCAAATAATTGTTTGGCTCAAGGAACTATTGTGGAAATAAAAGGTCAGAAGTATGAAGTGCAAGATGTGATGAACGCTAGATATAATTGTCAGACATTTGATATTTGGATGGCTAACACAGAGGATGCTTGGGCTTGGGGTAGACAAGAACTAGGAATTGTGGTGTATAAGTAATCCCCCTTGCAATATATTCTTATACTAGTATAATAGAGAGAGTTAAAGGTCGGTAATTATTAAAATATATGCTTATGAAATTACAAACATATAAAGATTATACTATTGACTATCGTTTAAAGCAGTTTAGAAGTTGCGAGGGTAGGTGGAATAGTTTCGGTAAAATAGATTTTATTCCCTTTGATAGTGATAA